GTCACGGGGCCGCCCAGGCCGGCCAGGCCGTGCACCGTCGCCTTATATTGCACGGGGCTTTCAAGCACGTCATACGCCAGGCCGGCTTCACGTGTCCAGGTGTCAATGCTAGCGCCAGGTGTTAAGGCCTGGCCCAGGCCATGCCAAGGGGTTTGCCCAGCGTAGGCGATAGCAGCGCGGCCGGTGGTTTCGTCGATCATATGAGCCATAATTAATTCTCTCTTTCTAGGTTAGCGCCGGGGAAAATTCCCCGACGGTTTTATTTTAGTCTAATGTTTTTCGGTTTGTCAACAAGTCAACAAAATATTTTTATGCATCCAGGCCCCACCACCTATAAAACCGGATCAGCTCGCCGAAGGCGGTATTGTGTTCAGGGGTTCCCGGGGTGTACCCGTAACCGGCCAGATCAGTCAAGACCCGACGGACCAAGGGCATTTGATCGCGTAGCAGCTCGGGGGCGGTTTTCATTGCGTGGCCTTTCCCAGGTCGCCGACCACGTGATGACGTAGCAGCGAGCCCGGCGGCAGCGAACGAGCGAACCGGGCCAGCTCGGCCGCGTCGTCCAGGTGGCCGCCGGTTTTGGTTTTCTCCCAGACCAAACGAACCGGGCCCCCGTTACCGTAACAACCCCCGGCCTGGTCCGAACCAACCAGGGCCGCACCGCTACCATGCGCCACAAACACGACGACATAATCACGGCCACCGCGCGCGCACAACGGCCGGCCGGCGCCGCATTGCGCGCAGCTGAAATTTTCGGCCAGCTCGGCCGGACACTGCACGAACTTAACACCGTCGACGGTGTACGGCCAAACCGTGCCCGACGGTGCGGCCACCACGGCCGGGCGGCCGGCGGCCACTGCGGCCAGGGCCTGGGGGATCGTGTCGCAGCTCGCATTAATCACGGTCTCACCAGGCGCCGGCGCCGGCAGCAACTCGGCCGGAAAATGCGAATACGTCCAGGCCTGGCCGTTACGCGGTACGGCCCGGCGGACGGCCTGCAAATAATCCGTGTCGACCAGGTTGGCCGCATTATCGCCCTGGGGGTTTAACGCGCAGGTTTTCGGGCACGTGCCAAAAACGATATGGCCGCCGGCGCGGTACGTTACCGCGATCGGGCCGGTTTTTTTATTGGCTGAATGTTTAACGGTTTTAAGCATGATTTTCTCTCTTTCTAAAAAATCAGCTGTGCGTGTAGCCGTCGGGCTCGATGCCCAGCCACATGCCGGACCACCGGACCATGATGCAACCGTAAGCAGGCACCACGCCACGCCGAAACGTCATGTAAGTAAGGCCCTGGTTATCACGGGAAAAAACGCGCTTCAATGCGGCGCGCTGGGGTTTTGTAAGGCACATAATTTTCTCGCTTTCTTTCTTTCTAGTGGCCGTGCGATTGCCTGGCCTGTAAATATTTTAATGCAACATATCAACTTGTCAACCCCCTAAGCAAAAAAAAACCCGGCACGCGGCCGGGCAGGGATCGAGCGGGCCGGATCAGGTTCGGCGGTCGGCCAGTGCCTGGTCGGCCTCGGCAGCGCACGCGCGCCAGGCATTCCAGGAAATAAAACCGGTCTCGGCGTCGGGCGGCGTCTCAGTGGCCAGGATGTCCGCCGAATAGATGCGCAGCGCTTCCAGGACAAAGGCCTGCATGAGCGGGCCCGTGCTGGCCTGGTCCATTACGCGGACAATAAATTTTGTGTTTGTATCGCGTTGCATATTGTCCCCTTTATGGTCGGATTGAAAAAGTATTGTTTGAGAAAAAGTCACGCAACGCGTCGTCCAAGTCAAAATTTTGCATGATCTTGTCGGCGTCGAATTCTCCGGCCAGGTCGCCCAGGTCGATGTCGCCAGCGATATCGTTCAACTGGCCCTCGGTCAGCTCGCCGGCCAGGATCGACACGTCGATGTGTCCAGCCAATTTTTGCAGATCGATTTTATCCGCGATTGTTTGCAGCACCTGGTCGCCATCCTGCCAGGTGTTCGATGTAGCGGCCAGCTCTTGGCGGACCATGTCGACCACCATAGGGCGCAGCTGCTCGGCCAGGTCTTTTGCAAGGGCTTGCATGAGTGTATTCAGTTCCATGTCTTTCTCTCTTTCTAGGGTTGGGGCTTCGCGGATCGCTTGGCCTAATTAAATTGTAAACCTACTTTTATCAACTCGTCAACTGCCCCCGGTGATTTTATGCAACAGCCACCAAAAAAATAATTTGATCGCCATAGGCTTGTGATCGGTAGGGGCCTTAGGTGGGGCGTGTTTATGCAGTCGCTGCCTGGCTTCGGCCAGCAGTTCTCGGTCTCTCGTTCGCATGTTTTTCTCTCTTTCTAAAGTTGCCTGGTTATCCAGGTGCTGACAATCCTAGCATACAGTGATCCACTGGTCAACCGCCTACAAGGTTATTTCTGAGCTCGGCCCAGGATATGGCCGTCCACGGCCAACGGGCCAGGGCAGGAGTGTCGACGCCCAGGTTCACCAGGTCGACGGCTTGCTCACCACAATAAAGCAGCAGCTCGGACTTTTTCGCGTGAGTGGTCCCGGCCGGTTGGTACTGCACCAGGACGTAGGTTGGGCAGCGCAGGTCAGCGTGCTTGATGTGAAAGGCGACCTGGTGCGGTGACAGGTTGATCTTGCGGCCGCGTTTGACCACCTTTAGCTCGACCATCACAAACAGGCCATGTGGGAATGCCAGCAAGACGTCCGGAATGCCCAGGTTGACCCTGGACTCAATCCGGGTGAAATGGCAGTTTGGGAGGTTTTCTCTCAGCCGCTTGTACAGGTTCGCTTCGGGCTTCAGTGCCATGGTCTTCGTCCTCTTCGGGTTCTTCTTCGACCTGCTTGGGGGTGACATCGATCACGGGCCCCGCATGGCCCCCGTACAAGCGTTTGATTTCTTCGAGCTTACGCACGACTTCTTCTTTGCTCATGCTGTCGATCGTGCCGTGCCTGATTTCTTTGCGGTCAATGTAAATCGTGCCCAAGGCCTGGCCGCGCCGGTATTCAGCCTGGACGGCCGCGCCGTAGGCGCCAGACTGCAAGGCCTGATCGCGGATGACCTGGAGGTCCCGCATGTGCCGCTCGAACGTGGTGCCGTACTTTTCGCCCAGCTCGCGCCTTCGCTCTTGGATCGCGGCCACGATGTGCGGGTTGGTCTCCGGGTCGGTCAGCTCGCGCGCCCGGCTCTTTGCCCAGTTTTCGCTGTACCCTGCGCGCAGGGCCGCCTCCTTCAGGGTGACGTGCCCATCGCCGGCAGAGAACTCTTCAACAAACTTCCATTCTTGGGGCGTCAGCACTCGGGGCTTGTGTGGCTTGACTTGAACCGCCAGCCGGGCGGCCACCCGCTGGTCTATTCCGCCCAGCTTCTTGCCGGCCATGAACTTCTCGTCCTTGTAGCCCATCAGGACACCCGCCAGAGCCGCCAGCCCTCGCCATGGCGCCTACAGGTGAACCGGGCGCCTGGATGGCGCCTGGAGTACATGTAGGCAGCGCTACGCAGGTTCTTGATCCATGTCGCGTCAAGCACCATAAAGCTGTCGCCGATTGCCATCTCGGGGAATGGGTAGCGCTCGCGGGGATCGGCGCCACCAGGGATAGGGATGTTTTTTTCTATTTGCATGGCTACATTGTGCAACAAACCCACGTTCAACGCAACTACCAGGGTTACAGATGTCAAATTCAGGGTTTTAGTTAGGAAAAAAATGACAAGAGTATGTTTTTATTTTCTTAAAAAGTCATCGCGCGCGCATTTTATGTAAATTACTCCTATTGACCCTGTGTAATGTAACGTGTTCTCATAACCCTTTGATTTCATTAATTTATTACACCATTACGTCTATTACGTCTAATTTTAGAAAAATAAAAAAAAAAAAATTACTTTTTCATTTTTTTTCTACTAAAAGGCCGAATTTGACCCGTGGTCCGTGGTCCTCGTACGTACAAACCCTAACAAATCACCTTTTTCCGCCCTAAAACCGCCGTGCAGCCCTTAAAATGCGCAAAGCCCCAGTGCTCGACACACTGAGGCCTCACTTCCCACCATCGTTAAAAGGCAACGACATGAGCACTGACCATCTTACCCTGATTGATCGTTTAATCCGTTACGACGCGGACACTGGCGAGTTCTTTTGGCGCGTGAAGCGTGGGCAGGTCCAGCGGGGCCAGCCGGCCGGCTCGATCACCAGAGAAGACACCTTGCGCATTGTTGTTGATGGCCGCTCTTTTGATGGCCGGGACATTGCGTGGTTCTTGGGCCATGGGGAGTGGCCCTGGGCGCCTGTTGAGCACCTTAATGGAAACACCCTGGACAACCGCCTGGAAAACCTATCGACCTCCCCCGGTCCATAGGCCGTGGCTATTGCAGCGGCAGCCCTTGGCCGAACTCCCCGCTGATGAGTTGGGCGGCCAGGTGGGCGGGGACCAGCTCGCCGAACTCGATGTCTTCGATGTTGCCGACCTGGATGTCTAGGGATGGGACGTGGATCACGGGCCCCAGGCAGATGACTTTCTTGCCGTCGATGGTCAGGCAGATGACTTGGACCATATGTGGCGCGTGGGCCGTGATCAGTTCTGCGAGGGCTTTGATTTGTTTCTCGCGGGCCCGGATCATTTGCTGACCTCTTGCCAACTGGGCCCGGCATTTCCTTGTTTGATGCCCAGGTCTAAGGAGAGCTTCTCGATTTCATCGGTCATCTCCTTTGCAGCCGCTTTGAGGGCGAGGACCTCTGCTGCCAGATGCTCCATTTGATCGTTTTGGACTTCGATCCTTCTGCGCAGGGCGTTGGTGTACTCCAGGGTTTCTGGACAGGCGATGAGGTAAGGTGGGTTTTCTGTGGAGAAAGTAGCTGGGCGCATGGTTTTTCCTTTTGTTGGAGTTTAGGTGTTTTTCGCTTTGAGTTTGGCTTCGATGGCTCGGTACTCATCTTTAGATACCTCTACTAAAACTGTTGCTATCTGGTCGTGATCGCAAAGTGGGCGCACAGCCTCCCACATCTCTTCATCCGTCAGCCCTACCCACGGCTGCTCAAGATACAAGCCCACGGGCGAACCCAGATCGGCTACTGTCGGCGTTTTAAAAATGGTGTGTGGGGCAAGCTCTACAGAGCGAGCAGCCACATCGAGATACGCTATAGGCATTTTCATGTGTTCTTCTCCTTCAAAGCCTTTTCTACAGCTTCCACGAAAATTAGCCAGTCAGCAGACATGGCCCCGCACTCAACTGAAATGGCTTCGCGCTCCCACTCAGTCAGGCTGACCCACTGCTTTTTTGGTGCATACACCAACAAATGCTCCCAAGCGCGGGGGTCTACGTCATCAGGCAACTCGCCCAAGCGGTCAGCCAACTCCAT